TTGTATTCGCGCATTACTTTGGCAACCTTAGCTTTCATCTTATCTGATTGTTCCATTACGCCCCCTGCAACATTGGTCTAGCTGATCCACGCTTAGCAGCGCCAAGCCTTGCTGACTTGCGCTCTGCTAGTTCGCGTTGATATGTTGTTTGCAATTCTTCTCTACGCCTTGCAAATGGCTCTTCGTTAAACGCTTCTACCTGTGGTGCTGTTGGTGCTGTAGGTGCGGATGGCGCTTTTTTATTAAATGTCGGCATTGGAATTGGTGTTTGATAAACAGCCTTACTGCCGCCAGATGATTTTCTTATTGTTTCTGTATATGGTTTTTCTTCCCATGCAGAAAGAGCGCTTTTGTAATTCTCAAATTCTTGGTTATATCTTTCGGTTGCTGCTTCATACGCTGGTGATGCGACTTCTCTATATTGCTTCATTTGCTCTTCATACGGCAACATTTGCTCTGCTACATTTTTTTGATACCCAGCATAAGCAGTCTCGTACTCACCAGTTAATCCAGTAGCTTGCTTTTGATACTGACTAGCAAGCCGTTGAATATCAGACGTTTTGCGTCTGGCAAATAATGTCTGCTGATATTTCGATGTAGTAGATGCCATAGTTAAACCATCATCCCTGTGCCTAGTTGACCAGCGCTAATACCGAGTTCAGGATTAACGCGCTCCTGAGAAAGCAAAGATCTGCGACCGCCGCGAGTTCTGGCCTTTAATGCAGATGCTTCTTGAGCTGCTGCTTTACGGCGCTCTTCATCTGCAGCTGCTTGCACTTCTCTTGCTTTTGCATCCATTGCCAGCTTGCTTTCAGCATACTGTGCTTGTGATGCTGCAAACTGTTCTTTAGCCAGGTTGGCTTGCTGTTGCAATGATGCTGATTGTTTTGCATATTCAGCAGTTTGTTTCGCAACTTCGCCGCGCATAGCTGCAGCTTGCTGTTCTTGAGCAGCCAGCGCTTTACGCTGTTCTTTTTCAGCAGACAACCTAGCGTTTCTAGCCTCGTTTGCTGTGTAAAGACCTGTTCCAACTATAGCTGCTGCTGTCCAAACTCCTGACATAACAATTCCCCTTTTACCAATTGGCGATATTCATAAAGACCAATGTCTGGAACCACATACAACCTGTTTTCCAGCTCTTCAATATTTCTGCAGTTGTCTGGGTTCTCGTAAATATCAGTCCAAACAACCTCATCCTCAAACACTCTGCCGGCACGTTGAAACCCAGCTGGTGCGTCAAATTCAAATGGGCCTGTCAATATTTTGACATCGGTATCTGTGCTTACCGCAATAGTCCCACGCTCAAGCCTTACCTTGTATGCCGTTCTGTGCTCTGCACCTGTTAGTACAGTCCAAGGCGGTATGATAATGGTTCGCTCATAGATGCCAGGCAAAAACTTGTGTAGCGTGACAATCTCTACCTGCTCCATTTCCATCAGCCGATCCTGCAACTGAACAACCATTGCATTCATTTCTATTGTTGAAACTTCCTTGGTAGCTTCAAAAATGGCTAATGGATTATCCATGCGTGGATTCTATTGGGTTTTGTGGGAATTGCAATGGTGCGATATCTCATGAAAATACGTCGAAATCCATCTTGGCCACCACTTGCTGCGATGGCGCTCGGCCTGGCTGGTTGGATTGCCTGGTTAGCCGGTTGTATTCACCTCCACCCAGCAAAAGATATCCAAATGCGTCACCAACGTGAGAGTGCTCGTTCTTGTTTGGTGCGTCCCTGAACCGTTCCTGGCCGGCACCCACCGCAATTCGCTTGAAATGGTAGCCACCAGCTAGTGATTTGCGCAACAGTTTGCACTTTCTGGCCACAATCAACCCAGGTTTGCCCTCGATTAGCCGCTGCATAGGCATGGCAGCTGATTCTCGGCGTACCTTAAAATCATTGCTGGGTGCCGGCTGGGCTCGTAGACCTAGCGTGCGTAGGTAATCAAAGCTAGTAACCTCATAGATCTGATCTCTGGCCATACCGGCAGGATCTCCCCAGGGCAAAACCTGATAGCCAGGGTATTTGGAATTGAGATCAGCAAGCAAATGCTGGCCAAAACGCTCCAGGCCCATATCCTCGGTGACTATTTCATCTAGGATTTGCCACCGACCATTGGCTAAACGCTGGCCGATAACGGCTGCAGGAGTTAAACCAAAGTCTAATCCGACCTGGATTGCCTGGGTTGGATCCGGTTCTGGATCACCGACCATTAGATTATCGTCATACTCTGGCCAAACTGGCCGCCCTTCTTGGACGTAGGTATACAACCCACCTGCGTAGCAGCGGATCCAATCAGCGTTTTTACCGAGTAGCATCTGCTGGTAATAGCCGGCTGGCAGGTTCCCGACATTCTCTGCTTTGTTGTTGACTTTCCACCATTTAGCGCCAGCGAATATATGGTCATTGGCTTCTGGGTGATCTGGTAGTTCGGCTGCTGATACTTCGACGATACCGCCTGGCTGCTTGAAGAACTGCCAGGCATATTTACCCGACATTTTTTCTTTTTCTGCCAATCTAAACCACCAGTGGTCATCGTCCATAGGATTAGTATCCATCCAAATGCCATGCCAAGTAGCGCCGCCATCACGCTTAGTGGGATAGCGGCCAACACGATGAGTAAGCCCATCAATAACTGCTTTCGGAAGTTCTCTGGCTTCATTTACCCAGGCTCCTGTCAATTCAAGTGAGAGTAATTTGCGCACATCCTTTGGTTGATCGAGCGCCAGAAATATGACTTCACAGTCAATGCCGGCAGCATCACCTCTAGATGGCAAGCGAATATGATGCGTAATAGGTGGAGTCCAGAGCAGTGGCCCGAATGTGTTCTCTGGGAATAGATCTGTCCATGTTTTGATGGTGGTGGTCTTTAGCATTGGGTAGCTATTACGCACAATGGCAAACCTGGTATACCTGATGCCATCAATTGGGCTAGGCTTTTGCTGTACAGCACGCATCATGATCTCAGCTGCGCACGCATAGCTCTTGCCGGATCCCACTGGCCCCATTAATCCACGCACGAAATTATTAGACTGCAGGAATTTCCACACTACTGGACTACTAGAGAAGTCTAGATTTAGACCAGTGGATTCCTTGCTGCCAGTTTCCTTAGTTTTCACTTAATCCCCTTGCGCGGATAGCTGACGCTAAATACTCTGCCGTAATATAACCACCTGATTGGTACGTTGTAATATTGCCTTCATTCGGCGTAGGATTACATTCTGCATCACATAACTTTGCACACGCTTCGCGCTCTGCTGCTGCGACTATGGCGGCAAACCGTGCAACGATGACGGCTGGCACTTCAAAGTGTGGAGGATTCCCGCCAGATGTTAGCCACAGCGGACTAAACCCAGCCTCTTGCGCCATGCGGATAATGTCATCTTTAGTCATCTTTATCCTCCACATCAATTACTTCTGGTGACTTAATATTGATACCAATCACACTAGGTTTATCGCTACCTTCTGGGTTATCCAACAATCCTGATGCCTTGGCCAGCAGCCTTAGTACCTGCACTTTGTCGTAGAGCTCAATCTCTAGGAATGCATTGCCATCTTTATCCACTCGACTAGTAATTTTCTTGATGGCATGCAGTGCGTGCTCTGGCATTTGGCTAGGAGTTTTTACCGTCACATTGCCGGCACTGTCCCAATCCATAATGTCAGTGATCTTAGTGTTGGCCATTGACAGCAAAGCATAGGCAACAGCTTCTCTGTTGGACTCCAGGGTGGCAGAACGCTCCATCCGTTTCTGGATTAAGCGAACACCACCCCAGTTTTTCAGGCTAGGTATTTGATTTGGATGTTTTGTTTTAGTGGCCATCAATAATATCTCGGAGCACAGGTAACATCTACCACCACTTCAGCTGAGTAGCCATTGATCTTGCGCCTGGAGTTAATAACCACAGCTCTGGTGCCGTTCTTCTCGCACTCATTAATAGCCATGATTACCTCGTTCCTGGTCATTGGCTGCATCTGCTTATCCATCACCAGCTCGATCTCAGGCGCTTTGACAGCAACCTGTTTTTCAGTAGCACAGGCTGCCAGCAATAGTGGCAACAATAGTATCATTTTACTCATTGAGAATACTCCTCGAAAGCAGAGCGCTTAAACAGGCTCAACTTAACCATCTGCCCACCCATGGCTTTCAACTCAATACCCTGATAGGTATTCCAGTGGGTTAGTCCATAGCCAGGAGAGACAAACAATCTTTCGTTGTAGTGTGGCAGGTAGACGATACCTCGCAAGATATAAGCTGGGTACAGGCCAACCTCGGCCATGGCACCCACCCTAACATCAGCTCCTTTAGTTCTCTTTTTAGTGGCCATCAGAAAGGTATCCCATCACTTTTATCTTTATCCACTTTGATCGACAACTTAGGAGAGCCGGTCTTAGTAACACCTTCCCACATAGCAATCTTGACCAGTGTGCCATCCTCCAACTTTAGTTCACCCTTCCAATCTGGCTTACTGTCCCCAGGCTTTTTAAAATTATTCTTAAACGCACTACCGTTACCTGGCTTATGTTCGTACTTAGGCTTATCCATGTTTTCTCCATAAAAAATAAAGTGGGGTACTCGCTGCACTGTGATTGCAATCCGGGTGGTCTTGCACCACGTCCTCAACCGGCACAGCATCCGCTTTCCCCACACACATAGGCTAAACCAATTTGTAAGTAAAAAGACCTATATAGCTAACTATTCGGATATAGACAGCAAGCATTACTTTTAAATATATATTGTTATGCAGATAGATTTGGTAGTATTGAGGCAGGGGCCATTACCCAGCCCTCCCGCCGGTAGTCTGCGACCAAGGGAATAAACGTAGCTAATGGGGCAGCTCTCCTTCTTTCTATGCCTGGATAGGATACACATAGACAGATCGGGGCTAATACCTCCACCTGCAGTAGCAGGAGCTTAGATAAACTAGAGCAGACAGCTTTTATAGCTTAGCCATATATATGGGTTAGGTTGCTGCACTCGAAACAAACGCAATAAACGCATCTGTAGGGAAAACACAGGAAAAATTGTGTCACACACCCCAATCGCTACACCGACCCCACCCCCCCAATAGTGCCTTTCTGTTAACGCTACGTATTCTTTTGATAACGAAACTGGCATGTGTACAAACTTCAAATGTTCGTTTGGGCTTTGTACACACACCCTCTGCGCTTAGTCCTGCTGCGATAACGCCACCTGCCTATAGAATCCCAGGCCTAGCGGTGGCTGTTTGCCTGATTGCTGGTGCCAATGCAGCGAATCGCGCAGGATCTGCTGCCATTTCTCAATTGGCAACTGTCGATCTGCCAACTCCGATGCAATTCTGGCATCTTGCTCATTTAGCACACGATCAACGCCGCAGATCGTCCTGCATGCTTGTACAAACTCTCTACTATAGTCCTGTGCCATTATGACATCACGTTCTTGTGCAACCTCCAGCTCTCTCACTCTACGCTTTCTCATTGGTTCCTCCGTTGGTAATGTTGGCTCAATCAGTGGTTCATCTGTTACATACATGCTATTAACTTCTAGTTCATGTCCATTGCCAGCAATCGCTATCTGATCTTCAGCTGACAGTGATTTATCGTAGATTACACGCCACGTACAACCTGCAATGCCAGGTTTTCCTGAGTAGCTGTTACCGATCTTCTCGATGTATCCAGCTCTGGATAGGATCTTCATCTGCTTATTGATAGCTTGCCTGGTTACGCCGAGCTCTTGCGCTACTCTGCCCTGGCTTACCCAGGTTATGCCGGCTCTGCTTGCAAATGAGCTGACCATGGCCAGTACCGTTCTGTTCCTGTCTGTGATGGTCTTGTCTGTCAATGATCTCGTTGGTATCACTGCAAATGGAGTCTTTCTCGGTGGTGTTTGCTTCTTTCTAATACTCTTAGGCTTTGCCGGTAGTGCAAACTCAATCATCTTT